CGCCTCCGATTCCCGCGGGATGCTGGTCCCGGTTCGCCCGGGTTTCACCCGCCCTCCAAAGGGCGTCGCCTCGCCGGCCCCGCGTGCGCCCGTTCCCCGTCCCACCCCTCCCGCGCCGTTAACCTCCCGTTAACCCGACCGCGCGGAGCTATAACGATTCGTTAAATCCTTTCCCGCAGCTTGGACTTACGAGCCGGACCCCTCCGGCCGTCATTCCAAGAACAAGAGCAGGAAAGGCCGCCACCATGACCGCCCCCCACCGCATCGCCGCCCTCTCGCCCGACACCATCGAGCAGGACTTCTGCGACGCCCTCCAACTCCTCCGCTCCGTCCGCCGCACCCTCTCGGGCCTCCTCGACCGGGTGGAGCGCGACGAAGAGCCCGGCCTCCTCAAGGAGGTCGGCCTCAAGCACTCCGAGCTCGAATCCGCCCTCCGCCGCGCCTTCGAGGCCGAGGAGAAGTACAACGCCTGGCACGCGAAGAACCTCGGCCTCGCGAGGGCCTGCGAGATCGACTTCGGCGCGCTCCGCGAGGAGATCGCCTGCCGCCTCCAGCGCCTGCGCGACTGCGGCGAGGAGGTCTGATCCCATGAAGCTGACCTTCGAGCAGCGCGCCCGCGCGGCGCGGCCGACCCCGGCTGCCCAGACGCCGTCCCCCGAAACTCCCAAGGCGGAGCCGGTCCCCCCGGCTCCCCTCCCCATCCACGGCGCTGGCTTCCTGACGACGCAGGACCCCGACCTCGTCCGCTGGACGCTGGAGTCCCTCTCCGAGGGGGAACTCCTTGGCCTCCCCTACCTCTTCGACTTCTGGGCTCATCCGCACCAGCTCCCCCCCAAGGGCGACTGGCGCACCTGGGTCATCCTGGGCGGCCGAGGCGCCGGCAAGACCCGCGCGGGCTCCGAATGGGTTCGCGCCCAGGTCGAAGGACCCCGCCCGCAGGACCCAGGCCGGGCGAAGCGCGTGGCGCTCCTGGCCGAGACGATCGATCAGGCGCGAGAGGTCATGGTCTTCGGCGACTCGGGCCTCCTCGCCTGCTCGCCGCCCGACCGCCGCCCTCACTGGCACGCCACGCGCCGGATGCTCGAATGGCCCAACGGCGCCGTGGCCCAGCTCTTCTCCGCCCACGAGCCCGAAGCCCTGCGCGGTCCCCAGTTCGACTGCGCCTGGGCCGACGAGCTCGCCAAGTGGAAAAAGGCCGAGGAGGCCTGGGACATGCTCCAGTTCGGCCTCCGCCTCGGCGACGACCCCCGTTGCGTGGTCACGACGACCCCGCGCAGCAGCCCGCTCCTCCTCGACCTCCTCCACCGCCCCGGCACCGTCCAGACCCACGGCCGCACCACGGCCAACCGAGCCTTCCTGGCGAAAAGCTTCATGGCCGACATCCAGGCCCGCTACGGCAACACCCGCCTCGGCAAGCAGGAACTCGACGGCCTGATCCTGGAGGACATCGAGGGCGCGCTCTGGTCCTGGGACCTCATCGACGCCTGCAAGACCGACTCCACCCCGCCCTTCGACCGCGTCGTGGTCGCGGTGGACCCGGCCGTCTCCATGGGCAAGGGCAGCGACTCCACCGGCATCGTCGCCGTGGGAGCCGTCACGCGCGGCCACCCCAAGGACTGGCACGCCTGGGTGCTGGAGGACGCCACCGTCCAGGGCGCCTCGCCCGAGCAGTGGGGCCGGGCCGTCGTCCGAGCGGTGCGCCGCCACGGCGCCTCCCGCGTGGTGGCCGAGGTCAACCAGGGCGGCGCGATGGTCGAATCCATCCTCCGCCACATCGACCCCCTGATCCCCGTGACCTGCGTCCATGCGGGCCAGGCCAAGGGCCTGCGCGCCGAGCCCGTCGCCGCGCTCTACGAACAGGGCCGCGTCCACCACCCCCGCGCCGCCGACCTCTCGGCGCTGGAGGACCAGATGGCCCGCATGACCGTCTCGGGCTTCAAGGGGCGCGGCTCGCCCGACCGTCTCGACGCCCTCGTCTGGGCTCTGCACGAGGCCATCCTGGCCCCGTCGAATCAATGGACGAATCCCGGGATTCGCGCCCTCTGAGGGGGCGACGCAACACCCCCGACCCGGCTGAAACCACGCGGGATCAGCGTCTTAGGGCAGGGGTGTTGCGCCCAGGGACCCCCCACCGAACGCACGGGTAAGAAACCGTTAACCCTTAATTGAGACCTTGATCGCACGGACCGCGATCCCGGCCCGAGGAGATACGAGACCATGTTCGACTTCCTGAAACGCAAGGAGATGGGGACCCCGGCCGGGGCCGCGCCGGTCCCCGTCCCCGCCGCCGTGCCCGAGGCCAAAGCCTCGGCCGCCGGCACCCTGATCGCCCAGCCGGGTCGCCCCGCCATGGCCCCCCGCGACACCGTCGCCCTGACCCAGGCCGGCTTTGCCCGCAACCCCGTGGGCTTCCGCGCCGTCCGCCTGATCGCCGAGGCCGCCGCCGCGCTGCCCCTCGTCCTCCAGGACGCCCGCGCCCGGTACTCCGAGCACCCCGTGCTCGACCTCATCGCCCGCCCCAACCCCGCGCAGGGCCGCGCCGAGCTGCTGGAGGCGCTCTACGGCCAGCTCCTCCTCACCGGCAACGGCTACCTCGAAGCGGTCGCCGAGGAGGGGCTCCCGCAGGAGCTCCACGTCCTGCGCTCCGACCGCATGGCGGTGGTGCCGGGCGACGACGGCTGGCCCACCGCCTACGACTACACCGTCGGCGGCCGCAAGCTCCGCTTCCCGGCCCGCGCCGTCTGCCACGTTAAGAGCTTCCATCCCCAGGACGACCACTACGGCCTTTCCGCCCTCCAAGCGGCGGCCTCCGCCATCGAGGTCCACAACGGCGCCTCGCGCTGGAGCCTCGCCCTCTTGGAGAACGCCGCCCGCCCCTCCGGCGCCATCGTCTACAACGGCCCCAACGGCGCCACGATGACGCCCGACCAGTTCGACCGCCTGGTGGGCGAGATGGAAGCCCAGCACCAGGGCGCCCGCAACGCCGGCCGGCCGATGCTCCTCGAAGGCGGCCTCGACTGGAAGCCCATGGGCTTCTCGCCCTCCGACATGGAGTTCCAGAAGACCAAGGAAGCCGCCGCCCGCGAGATCGCTATCGCCTTCGGGGTGCCTCCGATGATCCTCGGCATCCCCGGCGACGCCACCTACGCCAACTACCAGGAGGCCAACCGCGCCTTCTATCGCCTGACGGTCCTGCCGCTGGCCACCCGCGTCGCCTCCGCCATCAGCGACTGGCTCTCGGACTTCACCGGCGAGAGGATCACCCTCGCCCCCGACCTCGACGGCATCCCGGCCCTGGCGGCCGAGCGCGACGCCCAGTGGCGCCGCATCGCCTCGGCGCCCTTCCTCTCCCCCGCCGAGAAGCGGGCCCTCCTGGGCCTGCCCCCGCAGGAGGCCCCGGAATGAGCGCCGAGGGCCGCCCCTTCCTTTGCGCCCCGGGCCTCAAGATCGACCACCAGGAACGCATCGCCGAGCTTCAGTTCGCCCAGCTCAACACGGCGCTCCTCAAGATCGAGACCACCATGGAGCGGCTGGAGAAGCGCCTCTGGATCACCGTCTACGGCGTCGCGGGGGTGATCCTCGCCCAGGCCGCCCAGTCCCTCCTCAACCACCTTCCATGAACGGAAACCCCATGGAAACCAAGTTCACGAAGCCCCTGGCCGACGTCGCGGTCACCGCCGACGGCACCGTGATCCAGGGCTACGCCTCGCTCTGGGGCGCCGAGGACCAGGGCGGCGACATCGTCGAGCGCGGGGCCTACGGCGCCTCCCTCTGCCGCCTCGTGGCGCGGGACGAATGCGTCAAGATGCTCTGGCAGCACGACCCCGCCCAGCCCATCGGTCTCTGGGACGAGGTCCGCGAGGACGCCCGCGGGCTCTACGTCAAGGGCCGCATCCTCGCGGACGTCGAGAGGGGCCGCGAGGCCGCCGCCCTGGTCCGCGCCGGGGCCATCGACGGCCTCTCCATCGGCTACCGGACGGTCCGCGCCACCAAGGACTCGCAAGGTAGACGCCGCCTTCACGAATTGGAGCTCTGGGAGGTGTCCCTCGTGACCTTCCCGATGCTCCGGGACGCCCGCCTCGCCCAGAAGGGCGACGCCGCGCTCCTCCACGAGCTTGCAGCCGCCGCAAGGGACGCCCGCGCCCGGCTCAGGACCTAAGAACCACCACCCTCCGAAAGGACCACCGAGATGACCACCCCCGAGACGCTTTCTCGGGCCGGGGAAGACTTGTCCCCGTCGCCCGAGGTGAAGGCCGCCGTGACCGGCTTCCTGGCCGAATTCAAGGCCTTCTCCGACGACGTTGCCACCAGACTTCAACACCACGAGGACCAGATGACCAAGCTCGACCGCAAGATGACCCACGCCGCCTTCCGCCCGATGCTCTCGGCCGAGGCCGAGGGCGCTCCCCACCAGAAGGCCTTCGACGCCTACCTCCGCTCCGGCGACGACATGGGCCTGCGCTCCCTCGCCTTCGAGGGCAAGGCCATGTCCACGGCGGTCGCCTCGGACGGCGGCGTCCTGGTCTCCCCGCAGGCCGCCGAGACGATCCGCTCCATCCTCGTCTCCACCGCCTCGATCCGCTCCATCGCCAGCGTCGTGCAGGTCGAGGCCGGGTCGCTCGACATCCTGATCGACCGGGCCGAGGTCGGCGCCGGCTGGGCCACCGAGACCGCCGCCACCGCCGAGTCCACCACCGGTACGCTGGAGAAGATCAACATCCCGGTCCACGAGCTCGCCGCGCAGCCCAAGGCCTCGCAGCGCCTCCTCGACGACGCGGCCTTCGACGTGGAGACCTGGCTCGCCGGTCGCATCGCCGAGAAGTTCGCCCGCTCCGAATCCTCAGCCTTCATCTCGGGGAACGGCGTGGACAAGCCCAAGGGCGTCCTGAGCTACCCTGCGGTCGCCAACGGCACCTGGACCTGGGGCAACCTGGGCTACGTGCCCACCGGCGCGGCCGGGGCGCTCGCCACCATCGACCCGCTCGTGGACCTCGTCTACGCGCTGCCCGCCCAGTACCGGGCCCGCGCCGCCTTCGTGATGAACTCGCGCACCACGGGCGTCCTGCGCAAGCTCAAGGACGCCGACGGCCGCTTCCTCTGGTCGGACGGCATGACCGCCGGAGAGCCCGCGCGCCTCATGGGCTACAAGGTCCTGATCTGCGAGGACATGCCCGACATCGCGGCGGGCTCGCTGTCCATCGCCTTCGGCGACTTCCAGGCCGGCTACACGATCGCCGAGCGCCCCGATCTCCGCGTGCTACGCGACCCCTATAGCGCCAAGCCGCACGTCCTCTTCTACGCGACCAAGCGCGTGGGCGGCGGCGTGACCGACTTCGCGGCCATCAAGCTCCTCAAGTTCGCCGCGAGCTGAGCTCAGCCGGGGCCGCCTCTCCCCGGCGGCCCCATCCCCCCGAGCCTCATGCGAAAGGTTTCGCGATGAATCTGGTCGAACTGACGGAGGCGCCGGACGAGGCGCTCCCCGTCACCCTCCTGAGGGAGCACCTGCGCCTCGGGACGGGGTTTCCCGACGACAGCCTCCAGGACGTCCTCCTGGCGGGCTTCCTGCGGGCGGCGCTGGCGGCCATCGAGGGCCGCACCGGCAAGGCGCTGCTGGAGCGCAACTTCGCCCTCACCCTCTCCGCCTGGCGCAGCCCCGAGCGCCAGCCCCTCCCGGTCGCCCCGGTCAGCGCCCTCGCCTCGGTCGCCCTGACCGACGCGGCTGGGACCGAGACCGACATCACGTCCGCCCTCCGCCTGGAGCCGGACGCGATGAGGCCCGCCCTCGTGCCCTTGGGTGGCCTCTTTCCCTCGATCCCGCAGAACGGCTCCTCCTGCATCACCGTCACGGCAGGCTACGGCCCGGCTTGGTCCGACCTGCCCGCCGACCTCGCACAGGCCGTGCTGATGCTGGCCGCGCATTACTACGAATACCGCGCCGAGGTGGCGCTCAGCGGCGGCTGCATGCCCTTCGGCGTCACCGCCCTGATTGAGCGGTACCGCCCGCTGCGCCTGTCGGGAAGCCTGACATGAGGACCCCCCGCCTGAGCCGCCGCCTCTCGCTGGAGGCCCCCACGCGCTCCCCGGACGGCGCCGGCGGCTTCACCCAGGGCTGGGCCGCCCTCGGCACCCTCTGGGCCGAGGTGGCGCCCGCCGCGCCGCGCCTCGCGACGCAGCCCGGCGCGACGGAGACGCGCTTGCCCCTCAGGATCACCGTGCGCGGCGCGCCCTTCGGCTCGCCCTCGCGGCCCGAGGCCGGGCAGCGCTTCCGGGACGGCTCCCGCGTCTTCCCGATCTCCTCGGTCGCTGAGGACGCCGGGGGCCGTTTCCTCCTCTGCCTCGCCCATGAGGAGGCCGCGCTGTGACCTACGCCATAGCCCAGCCGCTCCAGGCCGCGATCTTTGCCCGCCTGGCTACGGACGAGGCCCTCGGCGCCCTCGTCGGAACCCACATCTACGACCAGGTCCCGCCCGGCCTGCTGCCCACCCTCTACGTCGCGCTCGGCCCCGAGAACGCCCGGGACCGCTCCGACCAGACCGGGCGCGGGACCGAGCACGACGTGATCGTCTCCGTCGTCACCGACGGCGCGGGCTTCTCGGCCGCCAAGGCCGCCGCGGCCGCCGTCTCCGACGCCCTCCTCGGGCCGGCCCTCGACCTCGCCCGCGGCCACCTCGTCTCCCTCCGGTTCCTGCGCGCCCAGGCGGCCCGCAAGGGCTCGGGCGAGACCCGCCAGATCGACCTCACCTTCCGCGCCCGCGTCGAGGACGACGCGCAGCCCCAACCTTAAAGGACCCCCATCATGGCCGCCCAAGCCGGCAAGGACCTCCTCATCAAGATCGACATGAACGGGCAGGGCTCGTTCCAGACCGTCGCGGGCCTGCGCGCCACGCGCCTCGCTCTCAACGCCGAGAGCGTGGATGTCACCACCCTCGACTCCCCTGGCGGCTGGCGCGAGCTCCTGGCGGGCGCGGGCCTCCGCTCCGCCGCGCTCTCGGGCAACGGCGTCTTCAAGGACGCGGCCTCCGACGCCCGGATGCGGAGCCTTTTCTTCGCGGGCGAGCATCCCCGCTGCCAGGTGGTGATCCCCGACTTCGGCACCCTGGAGGGAGCGTTCCAGATCGCCTCCATCGATTACGCCGGCACCCACGACGGCGAGGCTACCTTCGAGGTCTCGCTCGCCTCCGCCGGCCAGCTCGCCTTCACGGGGGCCTGAGCCATGCCCAACCCCCATGCGGGCGAGGTCGCGGTCCTCGTGGACGGCGTCCCGCGCACCGCCAAGCTTACCCTGGGCGCCCTCGCGGAACTGGAATCGGCCCTGGGCGACGACACCCTGATCGCGCTCGTGGGCCGCTTCGAGGCCGGGGACGTCTCCTCCCGCGACGTCCTGGCCCTCCTCGTGGCGGGCCTGCGCGGGGGCGGCTGGCCCGTCACCGCGCCCGACCTACTCACCT